AGCAGCAGAGCGAGATCAATACGAGATTTCTCTCCCTCACTGAAGGACTCGTAAGTAAAGATGTCTCTGTATCGTGACTTGATTGTTTCTTCAAAATTTTCATCAAGAGTAAAGTTAACATAAAAGTCCATCTTCCTGAGATAATCTCCGATGAGTTTATTCATCGCTGGAAGATAACGTTTGATAATTCTACTCTTAATTCCATTATCTTTTAACAATTGACCAGCAACACTTAAAGTATCTTTATCTTTCTTTGATGTAATGAACCGATCTTTGATCGAATTCTTCTCATCAACATAAGCAGTCAGTTTCTCAAACTCTGCTTTCTTGCTGCTAGTAGGAGCACTAAGTTCTTCAATCTCCATTTCACGATTACCAATCTGTTGATCCAGAGAAGTAATTTCGTAATTCAGTTGATTGATATTAGAATTAATCTCAACGATTTGCTCAGACAATTCCATGAACCTAGTCTCTCTTTGTTCCTCTTGCTCAATTGACTTCTCCAGATCACTGAAGCCTTGCTCTAAGGTCAGTAATTCTTTGTCACCCTCATTGATCTTCTGATCTCGGAAGTCCTGTCCAATCTCTTGTGTACAAGTAGGACACACATGATTGTTGATAAAGAACTCAGTCTCTTTCTTACAGGTGCTAATCTTTTGCTGAATTTTTACCCTAAAGGTATTGAGTTGCTTGAGTTTCTTTTTGTTGTCGGCAAGAGTTTTCAACTCAGTATTGTAGTCGGTAAGGACTACAGTTTGATCAGCAATACTTTTAAATGCCGATGCTTTGTCAACTCTCAAGGTCTCGATGATTGCTTGTTTCTTTTCAATCTCAGACTTTGTTTTCTTTTCCAGTTCTAACATATAGTTTTTCTGGAGTTCAATCTTATCAGTTGACAACTTGAGTTGATATTCTAGTTCCTTGATTTCTTCATTATTGTCCCGTACCTTGTCTTTAAGCAAGGTGTTCATAACTGAGAAAATCTGGATGTCTAGAATGTCTTCGATGATTTCCCTTCTTGATGCCACTGGCAATTTCATAAAAGGAACAAACGTAGACGATCCGAGAACCACAATCTGTGTGAAAGATTTATAGTTCATCTTCAAAATATTTTGTTCCAGTTGCTTTTGATAATCAACAGCATTAGATGATTGATCGAGCATCTGTCCATTCTGATAGATCTCAAAGATGTTTGGTTTGATACCACGAACAATCTTAAATTGATTTTTGGCAATACGAAATTCAACTTCTACTTCACAACCCTTTTCGTTAATGCTGTTAACCAGCATAGGTTTATTGATCTTCCTAAATGGTTTACCAAATAAAGAAAAAGTCAACGCGTCAAGAACGGTGCTCTTACCAGCACCGTTTGATCCAATAATCAGATTAGTTTTATGTGATGTCAGATCCACCTCAGTAAAAACATTTCCTGTTGACAGGAAGTTTTTCCATCGGATCTTTTCAAATACAATCATTATAAATCTTTCGGTGGAATCAAGAAATCATCTTTGGTAATTATAGCATATTTCTGGTATCTTTCCTCACAGGCATTAACAATCAACTCTTCTTCAATTTCAACAACTTGAAGAACTGGATTCCCTGGATCAAGTACCATCATAGTGTTATATCTCTCAGCATCATCAGCACTCTCAAAGATAGGGATGATCTGATCTCCGTCTTCGGAAACTACCGAGAACACCCCATCTACCCTATTTCTGAGTGTGAGAATATACATTATGCAACTTCACAACTTTCAATATATAGGGATCTCATTAATTTTTTGAGATCTGTTTTATCAATTGCCATCTCTGTTTCATCAACGTATTCATTAAGAAGTGTCAATGTATCTTTAACTTCGATGTTAACCTCATCTGATTCAGAATCTTCTGTGCTCAGGTGCTCAACGATTTTAATATCATGAACGCCAACATCATACAAAGCGTCGATTAAAGATTCAAATTGGTTGTAATCTCTCTTCTCTTCTACGATAACTTTGACAAAGGTATCCTTGTATGATTCGTCAATGACATGCTTTTCATTAAGAACATCATTGTAAAATACTTTCTGAAAGATCTCAAAGGGATTCTTAACCCTGGTCAGTTTGTTAGTGGGAGGATCATAAAGATGGAATCCACGCTCATCCTTATAATCATTCCAGAACATCTGATAAGGATTGCCTAGGTAAGTAATGTTACCCTTCTTAGACTTGTGATGGAAGTGACCAGAGAACACTTGCTTAAACCGCTTGTAGATCTTAGGGTCCATTCCGTGTTCCATCTTGAGACCAGGAGTCACTTCAAACCCATCGAGTTCGAGGTGTCCCATGACGATCTCGGCATTTGTGCTTTCAAGATGTGATAACGTTTCCGCTTCATTCTCTTTGTTAATCCAGGGGACGAAACAAATCGGAGTATCCTCAATGTAAGTAGTAGTAACTCCATTGTAAACCTGAATATTCTCATAATCTTTTAGCAGCAGTTCAGGTGAATTAATCTCATTGGTGTTCTTATAGTACACACAATGGTTGCCAAGAATCATGTGGACAGTGATGCCCATCCCAGCCAAGCGATCAAAATAAGAGCGACGAATCCGATTCCAAACATTAAAGTCAATGCTTTTCCTGTTGTCAAACGTATCGCCAAGATCAATGATTGTTTTAATTCCCTTTCTTTCAAGCGTTGGGAAAAAGATTTCTTCATAGAATTTCTCAAAGTAGTTCCAGAATGCTAACGAACCCTTACGTCCGTCAAGATGCTGGTCTGTAATTAAAGCGACTGTCATAGTTTACCACCAACTTTTCCATCATTCATAACTCTAGTAGTTTCTTCTACCCACCCTTCTTGTCTACCTTTAAGATAGAAACGGGTGGCAGATACACACTTCTCTTCAGTCATGGCAGTTACTAGTTCTTCACCTTCTCTGGTGGCGCTGTGCCACAGACCATATTTGGTTTTGTAAACACGAAAGATATCATCAATCCATTCATGTTCAGCAATTTCTGGATGCTCACTCATCGGTTCATTCTAAGTTCAACGTTTTCTTTGATGCTACCCATATCGGAATATGTGGAGTTCATGTCATTACCATAATCATCCGTGTGCATCACATGATCATATCCAGTTTTTTCTAAGATCTTTTGTTTGATGTCATTCTGACGCTTCTCTTTTTGAATACGACGAAGGAAAGCGTAGTAGATAATCTGAGTGAAGTAAGCAAATGGGTTCTTTGATTTTTCTGGGTCAAAGTTATTGATGTACTGAACACAGTTCTCAACGCCATCCGAGATCATGTCCTCTCGGAAAGTATAGTTTACAAAATTAGGTTTGTAAGACAAATGGTTAGCAATCTTAAGGAAACAGTCTCCAATGTAATGGGGGATCCTGGGACGAGGTTTACCTGCTTCTTCTGCTGCCTTAACTTTGTTTTTAAAGACAGTGATTGCTTCTAAGAAATCTTTGTTATTGACGTAATACTCTGTGTTTTTCTTTGACATAAGACATGTTTTGATTTGCTTACCGTAGTAACAGTATAGTGTATTACTTGGTTCTTGTCAACCAGCTTGACAGATCCTCAGAAACTCAGTACAATAACTCTGTAAGGGTTCAAAAGACAGATATAGCTTTTAGCTTATTTTATAGATCTTTTCTAGAGTTTTTTTAGTTTCATTAATTGAACCTAGGTATCCCATTTTTTGAGTAAGTTTATTTGGTGATACTCTTCCTGGTTGATCGTCTGGTGATTCGTCATCAGTCATGCTTAAATAGTATCTCTCAATTCTTTTGTCCAACTCACTCATTGTCAAGACTCTATCCATTGGAAGAACAAATGCGTCGTCGTAGGTAGAATGAATCCATTCTTGTAAGACAAATCCTTCAACTGATTGACCTAATCTTTTTGATTTAACTGCTTCGACTTTCATCGGTCTAAAAAGAAATAAACAATTGTCTTCTTCAACATAAGAGACTCTGGCAACTATTTCTTCACCGCTTATTAATTTGATTGTTGAGAAAAATTCTTCTTCCATATTATTTCAGTTTAATTGGTATTACTTCATACTTAAAGTTTTCCTCCTCGTAGATCTTAATTCTTTCTGTCAAGTGATTGAGAGTATAGTTAGTTCTACTCTTGGAAGAGATATCGTCAGCGATATCGTATAGTGTTGCTATGTCTTTGCCGTCGCCTTTCCTGAGGACCCGTCCAATACTTTGGAGATTACGTACCCGTGACTTACTCGGGGAAGCAAAGATAATATTGTGTAAACGCTTAATGTTGATGCCTGTAGAGAACGTTCCGTAAGAGGCAATGATGATGGCATTGTCCTGGGTTTCTGTAATCCTACGAACCTCTTCCCTATCTTCTACATCTGTACCGCCATGAACAAAAAAGATTTCACGGTCTGATATATTGTTATTTATCAAATCGTAAAGTGGTTCTCCATGCTTCTCAACATAGTTAAACAGAACCAAGGTGTTGCCTTCAATGTCTTTTACTAAATTTTTGATTAGATTATTACGTTGTTCATGTTGCACAATGTATTCCATCTCAGCATGATAGTCCTCAAAGTATTTGTACTCATGCTTACACACCAGCACCTTAATACGGAACTTAGAGAGGTGTCCCTGCTTGATTAGATCATCTGTCCTCGTCACCTTCTCACAGGCACCAAAGAGACCCTCTAGGACCCACTTGTGAGTCTTGCTACCATCTAGTGTACCTGTGAACCCAAAACGATACTTGGCATTATGTAGCTTGGTCATGATTCCTGTAAGAGACTTTGACTTGAATAAGTGTGCCTCGTCTCCAATTACACAATCAATGTCGTCAAAGTATCTTTTTGGAAACTTATAGATAGACTGCCAAGTAGAAATGATAACTGGTTTGTCTGAGTTTTTATCTTTACCAGAATATATCGTGTGACAATATTCTTCGGCATTCCAACCATAATCCTTGAAGTCCTTGCTCATCTGCTCTACAAGAGATGTTGTGGGGACTACTAGTAGAATCTTTTTACCAGCAGCAGCGTAGTATCTAACGATACTGTAAATCATCAGCGATTTGCCTGACCCAGTAGGTGACAGAAACAAAC